ACCGCACCAGCATAACCCTGTAAGTTACTATCTAAATGGGAAATAGTTGCGGCATTACGTTCAAGATGCTGGCCTAGATTCATTCCTCTAGCAAGTCCCCGCTCTTGTAGTTTAAAAGAGGCTTTTAGAGATTTAGTCATTTCAGCCCCCGTAAACGCTAGGAGTTGCTTAATCCCTGGGAGATTTTTTAGGCTCTTTTTTGCATCTTCTTGTTTTTTATTTAACTCTTCCGCTTTTTTCTTTTTGGCATCTCGGTCCTTGGCTTCGGTCTCGGATAGTGCGACTAAACGCTCTAAGGCTTCTTCTATTTTTTTTGATTTGTTTCGTTTTGCCATAGCTGACTACCCTATTGTTACCTTGTATACTTGGCTCATCTTGTTTAAAAGATAAGTCCTAAAGCTCTCGACCCCTAATAACTTGATTAAGCTTTCCTTAATCTTTCCATAATAAGAAGATCTACGTCTCTTTTTATATAGGTTATCTATTACTATTTCAAGTACAGTCTCTGAATCTCCCCCCAACTTAAAGCAACTAACTAATTTCCCACTTTTTCCTGGAAATACTCCATCCCCTCTTCTTGTTTTAACTATTAAAACAACCCTCTGGCCCATGCTTCCTTCTCCTGCCCCTAAGTGATACCTAAAAATAATAATATCTCCTGGAGTGATCCTATCGGCACTTCTGGGTATCTGGGTGAGGATCTTCCTTGGTTCACCTCCTACAGTTTCTAAAAAATCTTGAGTTTTTTTTGAAAAATTAGCCATTTTTTTTCTATATTATTATATAATAATTATGAGTACAGACATTGATTTAGTAGACTTTATGGATTTGGTTAATTACACACTACACAAAGATTTTGTGGAGAAGTGGAGATATAAGTTTTCCGAAAAGTTTATAAAGCACTTTCAGATAAAAATACTTGAATCCTTAAACAAGCAAAAAATAATAAAGAAAAGTGCTTTATTTAATTATCTAACTAAAAAATGTAGGTATTCGCCCGAGCAAGTAGATAACTTCTTTTATTCTATAGACATTAATATATACTATCCGTTGATAATAAATGACAAACCAAGACAAAAATGATATATTTGAGTATGCCCATTTAGAACCCCTTTCTGGGGGGCTACTTGGAGCCTTAGCGTGTTTTCTCTATAACGGGGTTATTGCTATAGGGTATCTTATAGCTGCGGTGTCACTTTTTCTTGGTGCGTTTGGCTTGCTTTAAAGCCTCTAACCGCTCCTCACACACACGCCCAGAATTAAACAAGGGACACATATCCTTGTACCCACACCAATTACAGAATTGATTCTGCATTGCCTTGAAATCCACTTTCTTTGATTTCCTGATCTTCCAGATTTGATCTACCTTTTCCTTCAGATACTTCCTTATCTGATTTGGAGAATACTTAACTGTCACGAACTTGTTGGTAACAGGGTAGTAGTGGGCAACAACGATATCTGATAGAGGAACCTTCAGCAGCTTATGGACAGCATACGCATACCCCTGCATCTGCCTGTCCTGATAAAGGTCAAGCTCCGACAGCTCTCTCTTAGAGGTCTTGTAATCAATTACAAGGTATCCTCCGTCCTTTCCCTTGATCACACGGTCAATTATACCATTTAGCTTGATATCGTGTTTCTCGTCGTGTACTACTTCATACACCATTTCTGTAGCCACAGTCTTTTCAAGGGTGGCGTTGAACCGTAAAAAGTTTTCAAGGCATCGTTGGGTTTTATTATTATAAGATTCGGAAAAACTGTAGTCTTTTTTGACCTCTTCGGCTATAGTAGTAAGGGCACCTAAGTCGTTTGTCTCGAAGCCGTCCTCGAATACCTTGTGGATGTACGAGCCAAACTGAAGAGCATCCATGTTCTTGGCTTGCTCTTTGATGCGGTCAACGTACCTGTATCGGTATTTGAGTTGACACTCTTTGTAAGTTCTTGATTTTGATTCGGATATTGTATTTATGAACATGATTTCTCCTAGCTTTATTAGAGCCTATCTTACCGAGAAATTTAAGGATAATTATAAATTCTCGTCGGATGATAGTGAGCTGATTGTTCCATCAATATTTACGTCTGATGACTGGAAAAGGCACATGTCTATTAATTTAGACTCTGGCCTTTGGCAGTGCTTTAAGAGCGGCAACAAAGGTAACTTCATCCAGATCTATGCTTATCTCGAAGATATCCCTTATAATCGTGCGGAAGCAGACATTCTATTTAAAGAGTTTGATGGGCAGATTGAAAGCTTTACGCAACTCCCTTCCCATAAAAAGGAAAAGACGGAAGACTGCTCAAGTCTTATTGAGGCTTTACATCTTCGTAAAGTTACTGTGCATGACTACGAAACAGAAGACAGCCTAGTACAAAAGGCTTGGACATTCTTGTATGAGCGGAACCTATTCAACTTGAAGACTGAGGATTCTACTTATTATGTGTCCACAGAGGGTAGATATTTCGGAAGATTGATCATACCGTTTGAAGAGGATGAAAATTTTTATTATTTTCAAGCCAGAACTCTTAGCGATGAGAGCCCTAAATACTTAAACCCCCAAGACGATTGGCCCAGACCCTCTCACGTTCTCTATCCCTTCGATGAGGATGCGGATCACTTGGTAGTATGTGAAGGGCCATTTGACGCTATATCCCTACAGATACAGGGTGTAAACGCCACATGCACTATGGGAAGCTCAGTGTCGGAGCATCAGGTGGAGCTGCTTAAGGACTTTGGGGGGAGGGTGATTATCGGATACGACAATGATTCCGCAGGTGAACGAGGAATTAATAAGTTTAATTACCTTAGAAAAGTAAAAAGGATGACAGATCTCTATATCTGTCATCCCCCTTTGGAAGTTAAAGATTGGAATGAAGCCCATACTAAGGGATGGGACTTAAAGAACTACGTCGAAACTCATACTAAGAAGTATGACTACGACTACCTGATAGATCACCTCCTTACGACACTGTGAGATAAAATAGCGGACTTATAATCAATTCATTCATTAGATTATATTTTACTTGTACGCTATATGTCCCAGTAATACTTCCAAAGGTTCCAGCAACGAAGGCAGCTAAAGTGTTGAGTTCAGACGTATCCCAGCTTAGTATAAGGGTATTATCTTTCGTTACATCAACAAGGCCATCTGTAGCTGCGAATGATTTCACCGTGAAAGGTCCATCGTAGTTCGTATCACGGTTTACTTTTTTAATTTCTACCATGCCCCCAGTTATTACAGAATCTTTGAATATATTTTGGATAGATTGATCTATCGTACCATTCTGTAATGTAGTCTCTGTGGTTATTTTCAAATCAACTTTTTCTCCTAACCTCACATGTTTATTAATAAGGTTATTCGAGGTAGTTATGAGGAGGGGTTCTGTTATTGCAAAAAATGTATCTTCATGTAGATTAAATCTATTAGTTATTACTTGATATTTAGACGCTGCATCTAGTTTTACGGTCCATAAGTCTACATAATTGCCAACAGAAGATAGGCTGGAGGCGGCTACCATTGTTGAATTAGTATAGTCCCATCCCGATAAGTCTAGAGTCTCGTCTAATACAACTACATATTCCCCTGTCTTAATCCTATAAATACCGCTAGTCATCACTCCTGGGATATAATTGGTAGTGTCAAAATTAGAGTGGGAAGTTAAGGTTTCTCCAGAAGCTCCAAAGGCCATGAGAGGAGTCGAAGAGACTAAGTTCTCTGCCCCTATAACAGTCTTAGGTGTTAAAGTGTCCGATTCCTTGAATAGTAATACGGAACTAATCTCGTAAGGATCGACGTATGCACCATCATTTATGAAAAAGGTTCTAAGCCCAACTCTTTGGCTAATGTTAGGTCGATTGTTTCTATCTACGATTGTGTAGCTGTTTATTAGCACGATTCTGCTCTTCCAATTCTTTTGTGAGAAACTCTACGAAAAAGGCTCTTTCTGCCTTAGGCATGTCTTTAACGTCCGCATAAGTGAAACGGCAGTGCTTCACAAGTATATAGGCTTCATGTAACAGGTCCTTTAAATTAAAAGATCCTGTTAGTTCTCGGTAAAAAAATCAGATGTGATTGGCAACTCCATAACTACATTGTGGGCACAATAATCACATAAAAATCTTACTTTGGTATCTACACCATATTTTGTAGTATTTAATGCTTCTAGGATAATATGGGCATCCTTTAAGGGGATATTCTCTAATACTTTAGATATAATTCGTTTTGAACTGTGACCCCCAATTTCTTCTACAAATCTCCAAAGATTATCAATAGCAGAATCTGCATTATTAAAGTACCCTTCGTCGGATACTCTAGGTCTTCTAATTTTCATAGTTGTTTTTAAGACAGGTAGATCGACCTCACATGGATCAACAGCATCCTCTTCTAAGTATACTACTGGCATTTCAGATAATGTAAAAGATACTATATTATCCTTTTTACAAGACTCACAATTGATATTAGCCTTGTATTCGTCCCCATAAGATAACTCCCTCAACTTCATAATAATAAAAAGTTTATCCATCTGAAGAAGGTTTGATATATTAATATTGGATACACATCTTGTAAGTAATAAATTTAATACATCTGTATTAATATTCTTTTTAGACATCATCGCTTTTTCATCTTCAAATGTCATAGCTCTGATTGTGATTGGCTTTGCTGGATCAATTAGTGAA